AGTTCACGCCTTCCACCGCAGCAGAGGCGAGGACTGGCGAACCTCTCAGCGTTCCCAACGGGGCCGGCTGTGCGACGTTCCAGATGCGCAGGATGTGCGATTGGCCACTGAACAGATTCCAGAACGCTGCAATCGCTTGGTAGTCAGCGTTCGCCCGGTAGCTGTACATCATCCGAATCGCCCACTGATCCCCGGGAATCTCAACCGTCGTGATCGCACCGTTCGTCGGCGAACGGTTGACCATGACGTTCCCGCGCATCTGCATCTCGAATTCGAGAGGCGCATAGATTTCGTCAGTCGGGAACGTGTAGATCGACATTACCGAGCCGCCATGCCGTTCCGCTTCCGGGACTGAGCCATCGCGTCAAGGGATGCATCCCTCACCGCACGGCGGATGTCAGCGACGCTGCCGGCGGTTGCAGACGATTTGATGTTCACGACCTGGCTAAAGCCACCAGACGCGGGTACTGCAGTGCCGTAGATGGCATCCGCGCCCCCCTCGATCGCCCGCAGGCTCGACCCAGTCGAGTTAGTGCTGGACCCAGCGCCCGCGCCTGAGAACAGACCACCGAGGATTCCCCCGACCGATCCAGACTTCGCGTAGTCACCCAGAAGCGCCTTCATCAGATTGGCCGCCAGCGCATCAGCCGTCATGCGGCGCAGAGTCTGAAAGAAGTTCTCGGCAAGGCCCTTCAGCCCGTCCTTGAACGGGTCGAACAGGAAGTCGGCAAAGTGGCTCTGCATCGACTGCGCGGCGTTCTTCGCGTACTCGTCGATCTCGTCGATGACGACCTTCGTTTCCTCAAGCGCCGCCATCTGGGAAAGCACAGATTCACGGGCCAGGCCGGCCTCGGTGCTGTTCAACCCCTTCTCTGGGTCTCTGGCGTTCAACTCTTCGAGTTCGGTGATCTCCCGGAGCTTCTTGCGGTACTGCTCGACGGGGTCAATCAGGTCTCGATAGGACTGCGCGACGGTGGCGACGTTCCTTTCCTGGTCAATCGTCAACTGCGCAATCAAAGCATCTAGGCCAGCCTGCTTCTCGGTGTACTCAAGGACTTTCTGCTTCTCAACCACCATCCTGGCGGACGCAAGCAGTTGCTCTTCGATTGCGTCCGTGATGCCGTGGTTCTTCTCCTGCTTGGCCTCAAGGATCTTGATGGCCGTCTGCTCTAGCAGGTTGTACTTCTCAGCGGTGTTGACCTGCTGATCAAGCCACTTCTGCAGCTTCTCGGCTTCGGTCTCGCGCTCCTTCGCGGACTTCTTCGGCTTGTCGTCGTCTGGAGTCCTGGCACCGATCCGCTTGGATGACCCGAAACTCCAGTCATCCGTCGCCGGCAACTTCTCGAACGTAAGCGCACGTACCTTCTGCAGTCGAGCAATCTGCTGCTCAATCGCTGCAATCGCCTCTTCTGCTTCCTTCTTCTGCTGCGCAATCGGTTTCGTGATGCCGAACAGCGCCAGTTCCTTCGTCACCGTCCCTGGGTTGTTCAGTTCGGCGAGTTTGGCCCGGAAGTCCACCAGTTGCGTCGTCAGCACATCCAACCGGAAATCCGGCGCAGCGATGTTGACCAGCGATTCCAGGAACCCCGCCCCGGCCTTGGTCGACTCCAGGTACTTCGTCGTCAGCGTGCTGATGTCATCGATGTACGCAGCCAGGAAGTTGATGCGCAGATTGTCGCCAACCTGCTCGATGGCCCGAAACTGGTTCGACAGTTCCTCGGACTTCGACGCCAACTCCGTCGTGATGCGGGCGGTCTCGCCTTCCTTTTTCGCAAGGTCTTCAAGGACCGGGATCGCGTCCTTCGCCCGCTTGCCCAGAATCTCGTAGATCAGGCCGACTTTGTTCGGATCGTTCTCGAACTCGGCAAGGCCCTTCGCCATCTCTTCGAGAAGGACGACAGGATCACGAAGATTGCCGGCCGCGTCGCGTGCCTTGACACCGATCTCACCAAGAGCCTTGGCGACCTTCTCGCCTTCCTTCCCGCCCTTGGACAGTTGCTTGAACAGCGTGTCCACGATCCCGGACAACTGCTCGACCGACACCCCAGTGGGGCGCAGGAACAGCCATGCTTCGCTGAACTTCTCGACCGTCGTCCCCGCCTGAGCGGCGGCATCATCGAGATCGGCAAGGCTGTCCAGTGTCGAGCGGAACGCGCTCAACTGCTCGCTGATGACCGCCGCGCTGAAGACGCTCGCCAGAACAACGCCAGCGGCCTTGAACGACTTCTCAATCGATCGCGCCTGCTGGTCTGCCTTCTTCCCGATCGAGTCGAGACCGTCGATTACCTGCGCAAACCGCGCCTCGATGTCAATTGCTAGCTTCGGCACTACCTACCCCGCAATTGATCGAGTACGTCCACCTTCGATTCCTTCTTCGGCTGGAACAGCAAGGCGTCTGTCAGGCTGACCTGTTTCTTCAACGACTTGCCGGACATGTTCATGACCGACGCGACGACGTGCGCGTTCTGGATGTCGGACCTGATGTCAGGCAGGGGAGAGTCCGCATCGAACAACTCCCATAGATGGAACTCTTCCATGCTCATCCGCTCCCCCAACTCCGCGAGCGTGCAGCCCAACGCCAGGCACAACCTGAACGCGAACTTCAGGTCTGGGGGGACGGCTTTTTTTCAGACTTCGAGAGATCAAAGATCGCTCCGCACAGTTCCATGCAGGCGACCCGGTTCTCATCGACAGATCCGAACTGGTCCCACTCGCCGACGGACCACAGCGGCTTCATGTCCGCCGCCAAGATCCCAACCGCGAGAATGTGCGGGAGCCTCATCCTCGGTTCGATGTCCATCATCGAGATCCGCAGACTCTCGCTCAGCGTCAGCGCTTGCGCGATGACCTCGCCGCCCAACTCCGGGACATCGATCGTCTTGCGCCGCAGCGGTGGGAGTTTCGCCTCCCCTCGGGCTAGGACTGTCATGCCGCGTAGTAGGTGATGCCACCCTTGATCGTGATCGACACAGGCGTCGTCACGACGTCACCACCCGACCCCGTCGGCGCAGCAGGCGCGGACAGATTGCCGGCGAACAGGATGAATCCACCGTCCGGCCACGTCATTTTGATGACCCGCGTCGCCCGCGTCGACCATGCGGCTTTCAGCGCGATCAGGCCAGCGTCCGCCGGATCCCAGAAGCACTCCAGCGTGTACGAGATGGGACTCGTCCGGCCAGGCAGTTGCCGCTGCTGCAGATCGTGAATCGTCGAGATGTCGATGAAGTTCGGATCACCACCGGACGCAGACAACGACCGCACGATCGTCATCGACGAGCCGAGCGTCACCACCTGCATCGTGCCGCTGGTGAACGTCCCGAACAGCGTCGAGTCGACGCCTTCGAGTTCCGTCGTGTCAGAACCGCCAACCGTGTCGTCGGCACGGTAGACCCCGCCGTCCAACTCCCTCATGCCCTGGACCGACATGTAGAGATAGTTGCCGTCCGACGGATCGGTTCCCGTGTACGTCACGACCGCCGGGTTGGCCTTCGTGATCGCCGAGATCGTGAGTGCGGTTGCGGCGGAGCTTTGGACGTCAACGGTGACGCCTTCCCAGTTGCGAATATTCGCCATTGCTATTCCCAGAGTTGATAGGTAAGGACCGTCGCGAAGACGTTCAGAGGCCCGCTCGAATCCATTTCGGCGCGGCGATCTGTTGGGTAAAAGAGTTCTGCGGTGAGGGCGGTCTGAACCAGCACGGCGAGCGCATCAGCGCTGCTGCGGGTGTCCGCGTGGCACCAGACCTCGACCGTCGCCCGCGTCCGTTGCGGTGTGCCGGTGTGGATCGTCGTGACGAACTCGGTGCCAGCACGGACGTAGGCAACCGCAGGTAACGCCTTCTCTTGCGGGATCACGTCCGGGTAGATGCGCGTCGAGCAGACAGCCGTCACCGCCGCCGCATTTCTCAACGCGTCGTACACATCCTGTTCGGCGGCCATCAGCTAGGGGCGTACTTCGCGAAAGACTTGTCTAGTTGCTCGTAGAACGCGGCCACCGCTCTGGATTGACCTGAGGCAAACGCCCTGCGCAGATACCAACTCGGCCGCGTCACTCGGCCCGCCGCCTTCAACCGCGCACGCTGAAGCCCGCGGCTACGTGCGCCGCCCTTCAGTCGACTGGTTGCGATGACGTGCCCCTGCTCTGCCCACGCCCAGTAATAGGCGTCGCGTAGATAGTTCGATCCCTTGCCCTTGCGCGTCTTCTTCCCGCTGCGGGGGATGACCATCATCACGATCGAACCCTTGGGGCTGCGCTTCGTAACGACAGCAATGGATGCCTTCAAGACCCCAGGCGGGATCAGTTGCTTGGTCTTAGGTACGGTCCTGCGAACGTTCGCCGGCCTGACGGGCGCGTTTGCCTTCGCGGCCTGCTGGATCACTCGTCCTGCCGCTCGCGTCGCGTCTCGAACAATCCGCTTCTGCAGGTTGCCAGACAGCGCGTTCAGCTTTGACTTGAACTCCGGCAGATTCGTCCTGACGGTGATCACGACGCCTCACGAGAGCACAGCATTTCGAGTTCAACGCCCTTCTCCAGCGGCGAGTACGCTTCCAGGATGTTGTAGACGACACTTCCGTGAACAACCCGCATCG